CTAAAATATGCGCTAAGCCATAACGCATGTGTTGCTGCGGCCAGCAGAACAACACGTAACTCACAAGAGAAGACTAGCCAATGTATTAGAGATGAGATTAACACCAGATGACAAATCACCAACGGGCCCGGGGAGGACAGACAACCGAGCGGAGGCTGCGCGAACAAACTGCAAAACCTTCCGCCAGAAATCAGCGTTCTCCTCATAAGGAACAGCAATAGGCAATCTCTCAGCAATAAGCTTGTACATATCAAGCGCAATAGGGTCATGCGGGCAAGACTGTTGGGCAAACTCGTAAACAAACGAGGAAGGAACAGCTTGCATCTCAACGCAAGCCCAGGTGCGTAGTATATAAGATTGCGTAGCAGCACCGTCGGGAACTGAAATACGAAAGACTATGGTGTCAAGGTCATCATGACCACGATAAGCCATATTAAGTGAAGGGGTGCCGGCTAAACCGCTCTGGTAGGTATAACTCAACATGGGGTTGTTGTTGTCTCCAACAACATCCCGGAAGTCGAAACTGCCAGTACGGTTAAATGAGGTAGCGTAAGCACCTTTATTAATAGGCGACGTATAAAGCTGGTTGAAGGGATTGACATTTAAGTTATTAAGGCCAGTGGGTTCGAAAGATGGTAGTCCACTGCCATCAATAACATTATTAACAGTCATAGACATGGGTATACGGAAACAAGTTATGCTCCCTGCCCAGGTCATTTCGTTCATGGTTAATTGAATTTCAGCAGCCAAGCCGGCATAGCGAAACCTACTGACAGTGCCAGTACCATTTGGGGCAACGTTCAAACCAAGATTTGAATAGCCAGGCCAAATGGTAGACACAAAGCCGGTGGGTTGATTTCCGGTTGTAGCTGTAGCACTGAAAAACGCAGAGCCAAAGAACGGAGAAACGAGGACATAAGTGTCAGTACCAGCAACAGCATTAGATGGTCGAGATAAAGATTGCATTGACATTAAAGTCCTGCCAACATAATTGTCTGGGATGCCAGTAGAGCCGGTTGTGTCAAAGTCAGGAACAGCAAAAGCACACTTAAGGAAATCAAGACCACACTGAGACAAACCTCTAGTGGGTTTTGGAACCTTAGGAGCGCGTTTTTGAACAATTCTGACATTAGGATTGGACACAAGGGCGGTGTTGGGAACAGGGACAATGATATTGTTAGACTTGCGAGTAACGAGCTGATTTTGTTGGCCGACAGCAACGACCTGATTATTCCTTCTGGAACGCCGGGGACGTCTTCGCCTTTGATTTTGGACGGGGACGAGCTCGACGATTGCCATGGGCTTCAATTTTCGATGGTCCCTTTACACCATCAACTACTACACCCGGTGGGATGATCAATTCTACCAGGGGAGGATAGTCCGGGACCTGAAAAGTCTTAAATATGTAAAGAACACGATCAACGAGAGTATGATCACCAACAAGGACTGATACAACATCAGTCAAATCGCGTGTCAAATCTACAGGATAACCTGTCTGATAAGGCAGCTCTATAAGATGATCATATTTAGTCGTTGTGTGCTCACCATAATGCTTAAGCATGGCCTTACACCAATCTGTAACAATTGGTGTGTTAGGATCGGTTTTAAGATAACCAAGGGCACGTCGTGAAACGGCAATGTGGAGGGGCACAGATTTGGGTGCTACAACCACATGACTCTTAGATATAAACCGACGAACGTCATAAATACTATTGCCAGACATAGGCAAGTCGTAATACACGCGGCCAAGAAAGCTAGGATACACAGGTGTCTTTACAACTTCAAGAGTATAACCCAAAAGCGCGGCGACATCACATATAGGTGGGTCATGACAATAAACTATGTCATCACCTGATACCACAAAATCATATTTAGATGACGCAGAGTAAGCAATGAAAGCATTAAGAAGAGTGTTGAGTATTGTGGTGTCAGGTGATCCACTGAGACGTGTGGTGCCAACATCATAGTTGACACCACAGGCAGTGGAAGCAGTGACACCCAATTGTTTATCAAATAACTCAATAGCTTCAACGCCAAAGCATTTAGCTAAAATACTCCGCTCAACATAGACGGCGGCAGGGCTCTTAGACCCATCAAACTTACTATAATCAGCCTCAGACAACTGACTGATGTTACTTAACGCTAGAATACGGTTGGCTACGTCCCCAGGTTTAGAACCTGGCGCGAACCAATCGAATCTCTGGCAATAAGAAAAGAGTGAGTAAGTGAACCGGCTATATTGCGTCTTAAATGACGGATCAACTGTAGTGATGTTACGAGGCGCTTTGATTGAAGGATAAGACTCTGATTTTTGAAACGATTTAACAGAAAAATGTGCGTCAGTCAAAATTGGGCCAGACCGTTCACGCAACGCTCGTTGCGACGGTTTAGCTTGATTAGCATAAACATCGTCATATGAGACTGGTGTAAGTGGCTCAAACAAAGTTAAGAAAGAATCTAATGGGGACTGGAGACTCTCAGGAAACTCAGCTGAACTGCGCACTTTCTCTATTCTATCGTCTATACACCACCGGTCGTTATGATAGGACTTCAAAGGTGCACTACCATTACGATCGATGGGCGGATGAGCAAGCCGGTAAGAACTGGGGGCTTCAGACAAAGTGTCATGGTCCCGTTCATAACCTAAAACATCACAAGGTTCACACGTCCTGCCGCACATCACGTAGTCGTAAACCAGACCAGCATAAAAAGCAGGTTTGTCGGTCGTACCGCGAATATGATTCTCAACCACACTGGGCGAAGGCATCTTCATATTCTTCAAACGAATACGGCAAGTTTCAACTACGTTGACGTCGACAACATAAGGTACGTGTGAGCTTGGAGCTGCCAGATGAACCATGGTAGACCCAGGCTTCCTAATAACTCTAGCCTGCAAACCACCGGAAGTTAAACATAGTGGTTTGAGGGGAAAATCACAGGAATACAAGGGATTAACCAACCTAGAAATTTTGGGTATGAGAAACAGCAATTCACGTGTGGAACTAAGGCGCTTGCGCTCGATAGCAAACAAGTAATGCCTAGACCTATACACGAAACCAACATATTCCCCAGTAAAATCCCAAAGCTTATGGGTATAATTGCCGCCAGCAGTATAACCAACAGTGACGGTGTTATCTAGGTTGCTAACATAGTGCATCTCTAAGTCCTGATTACATACAGAGTCAGGCGAAAAAGTAAATAGCAACATAGGTTTAAAATATGAAGCGTAATAACTAATTTCACCCAGGTTCAAATAATAATCAACATCAAACAACACAAAACAATCATTGGACAAAACACGATCAACACGATAAATGTGATCATCAGTGTACCAGTGAGGTTTGCGTGACACCGCTGCAATTGCTCGAACATACTTCATACGAGGTGAAATCCAATAAGGCCTCAAACCAAGTTTTGATGTAAGCCAGTAAGCATAAGATACAGCGGAATTGCGCAATGTGCCATTATCATAGTGCTCCGGGGTAGTCCCCTTTACATCCGCACGAAATGCTGAATGTCTAAAAGCACCACGATGTTTGGTGAAATTTGAGTTGACAACCACTTTTGAATAAACCTTATAAGCGCAGCAAGCCAAAGAGGTTAAAGCTATGCATGCGCCCACCGCCTTACAGGCGATTAAGGGTACTCGGATACCACAATACAACATGTGCCCC